AGGAGTTTTGAAGGCTTAAATTAGCGTTTGCACAATTGCTTAAGTCGCGCTCAGCTACAGATAGATCGCCTTTTAAACCATAAGAATAGTAAGCAAACAACCCTGTTGACGCTAAGAAAACAAGGTTACTTACAAACAAAGCTTTGAGAAGTGGAGAAGAGAGGAATTTAAACATCTTTATCTTCCTCGGGAATCTCTGATTCCTCCCAGAACATCTTCCCATCATCCTTTAAGTCTTGATCGATAAACTTGCCAATCATACCCATTACAGCAAAAATGGAGGCTGTTGTTAGCAGCCCCCAAAATGACATGTAACCAGATACAACACCAAGGACAGCCAAACCACCCCACGAGAGTGTGGAAAGAATGATTGCAAGCAAAGAAAGAAAGGAGTAAGATTTAAGTTGAGCTTTCCAATCATTTACGATTTTCATTAATCAAACCCCTTTCCTTAACTCCATCTAGACACATCTCCCTTTCAGCAGCGCGTCTTTTAACTAATCCATTTAGTTTCTTTCCGCCAGCATACACCCACTTATCAAGCTCTTTACAAGCAGCTTGAAATTCCTTTTGATTGAGTTTCTTGAGAAGGGTGGACTTACTGAATGCACCAACGCCGAGATTGTATGTGAAAGAAAGGTATGCAGCGTGTTCCTTGTCAGTCAGGGGCACGCGGATATACTTCATCATCTGCTTATCATGCTTTACCAAATCTTGTGCAAGCTGGTTCAAACACTGTTCATCAGTAAACACTTGTCCTTTTTTAAGCTCTGGTCCAGTGTACCCATAGCAGCTAGTTAGAATACCTACAGGATCAATATAAACCTTATTTTCTTTCCCCTCCCAAGGCGCAACTAAGTACGCCCCGGAGAGAGCTACGGCCCCTCCTAGACCGTATGCTGCGAGTTTTTTATAGAGTGCGTTCATTTTGTCACCTTGTAGGATTATTAAGCACTCTGCAACCAACCACCAGCAGACGTGCTATAGGTGAGGCGCACACATTTACCAGCAGCCAGCGAAAGAGGAGTTCCGGCGTTGGTGTATATCTTCCCTGACCCTGCGCCCGTGTTGTGCGCTAACGTTTGCGTTCCGCCAACGGCTCGGATCAATATCGTCCTGCCGTCCCAGCCGTAGTTGATCTGTTCCACCGTCGTTCCGCCACTCAGTTCTACCGTTTCGCAAACCCCAGGAATGGCGATTGTTGCAGCTGCTGTTACCGTGTTGTATGCAGCTCTTGAGGTTGAGTTGTTGGACAGCCTGGTAGCAAGACCCTGATGGCCAACGAGCTTAATCTCTTGAGTGCAGTTGGTGAAGTCGTTGTTGGATATGTTTAGCTCGCTATTAACCCCCTGGACATCTATACCGGACTCGAACACATGACTACCTACTGCTGTTCCGATTTGGCACCCAGTTAGGGAGAACTTGCGGACCCCAGCCCCGAGGATTACGGCAGCCTTATCGTGGGAAGCACCACGGTTGCCACCTGACATCTGGACACCATTGAAGACAACGTGGTCACCCTGAGCAGCATTGACGTAGCCGCCAGTGCAGTTTCCGATAAAGCCGCCAGTGAAATTCACCTGTGCTAAATCAACCGCCCCACCACTTATTTCGATTGCATGCAACCCGGTACTGCCAGAGAAAACGCAGTTCCCGAAAGTTACAAGACCAAAACCAGAAGTCGAGTTAGAGAGTATGTATAAGTTCCGCTCACAGAAACCGTCAAACCAAACATTAGAGAAGCGATAGCCGAAGTTCTGTGTTTCTGCGGTGGCTGGAGCTATCCTGCAATCGGTCGTGGCTCCCATTATGTGACCATTTGAGAACCAGATACCATCAGCCTCACGCAAGTCCAATCCAATCTCAATTGTAGGGTTTGCAACATGCGTCCAGTTGAAGTCACTAAAGAATACCTCACCATTCTCAGCGGTGGGGTTAAGCGGCGGTAACGCCTCTACGAATTTGGACCCCACTTTTAGGACTGGATAGAACGCACCAGTGTCTATAATGGTGTCATGGATAACCACATTCTGTAGGCCGGTAAACGAAAGGCTCTTAAACCCGTTCCACCAGTGGATTCCGAATACCGTACCCTGTCGGCAGCTATCTAGGCGCAGGTGCGCACCTGAGTTCATTTCCACTGAACACTCGATAGAACAGTTGCCGAACACGAAGTACGACAACCGCTGTGTTACTGGATCGTCCGGTGTTATGTGGAAAGTATCGCCATAGTCCCCATTGCTACGCAAGAATCGGGTTACGTTCTTTCCTGCGAAGATCGAACTGATCCCGTCGCCGGAAATCCTGATCGTGGCAGAAAGAGCGAACTGACCGCCTTTGTCATCGCGGACTGCACCGCCGCCGATATGCTTCAGATAGTCGTAAGTGGCCTGAATAGCCGCAGTGGTTCCGGCAGCATCAGAGCCATCATCCTTCGCGCCAAAATAACGGAAATCAAGAGCGCTTCCGACGCGCTTGTACGCACCTGAAGCCCCGGTAGTGTCGCTGGAAGGCGCCACCCACACCCCTTGCAAAGGATCGGCCGTAACGAAGCTCGACTGATCTCCAGCAACCCAGGCGAACTGCCCGCCGCCCAGGTCGGCAATGCTTTCTCGGTGCAGCACAGTCACGGACGAAACGCCCGCCCCGAGTGCCGCCAGCGCTGCAATGTTCATCACTGTTCGCTGTGCGCCACCAACGAGGGAAACTCCCCCGCTTACCCCTGAAGAAGCGAGGTCACTACGTACAAGCGAAACTTGTGAGTCCGTGTAAGACGCAGCGTTAGACTCCGCAATATCTAATTGTGATGGCGTTATAAAAGAAGAGGAATCCTCGAAAGCGGCTGTACCCAGATTTGATATAGTCAGCTCTACCGAGTCCAGTCTAGTCTCTAAGCCATTTGTACTAGAGATAATGGATGCGGTTGAGCCGTCAAACCTGTAAGTATCCCCTGATAAACGTATCTTAAACTCAAACCACTTCGGCGTAGACGTGGAATACCACAGGTTGTTCACCCTGAAGTACAGCCTATTGTCTGTAGTCAGGAAGTAGGCTTGCCCGTTAATGGGAGAAGATGGTAGAGTTGTTACAATCCCGTCAACGTTCCGGTCAAACAAGAAGGAGAATTTAAGAATGTTTTCATCCATCCCCACATTCCAACCCCCTTCGCCAACGTCCCATCCAAACTTAGTCTCAATAAACGGTGCTTGTTGCTGCGACATGTCTTTTAGTCCTTAGTACCCAATAGCAAAATAAGCCATACCTTCTGGCTTCACGTTAAAAATAAATTGCAGGTTTGAGCTTGTTGTACCTGCAATATTCCAAGAAGAGTAGGCGGGAGGCGAAGGAGCAGTGCCTTGGTCTGTAGCAACCGCAAATAATACCCCATTGGGGAAGGAATTTGCACCAAGTGAGATATTCACAGTAGTACCAGTTGCTGTTGCTGTACCCCACAGAAAAATTAATCCTCCCGGAAGTTCTTGCTTCCCGGATGCCTGCGATAGGTTTTGGTTAGAACCTTTGAAAGCATCAGCAAGCCTCAGCGCTGACAGAAGTACCGTATTACTGATTTGTTCTTGTGCCTGAAGGGCCGAAGCGATAGTAGTTTTCCCATCAACCTCAGTCTTATTATAAGTCTCAGATTTAGCATACACATTTAGGTTGTTACGCGCTGTCGCTGTATTAGAAAGATCACCCAAATTCTGATCTTTAGCCAAAAAATCTGCATCTACTTCAGCTTTAGTGTAAAAATCCCCAGCCGCTGCGAAGGCAATATCCCAGTAGGTGTTCAGTGTATCCAGTTCTGGATTTTGACCAGAGTGGGTTACTTTTGCACGATAGATAGTTCCGTTGGTTTGACCTTGAGTATAACTAGTGTCTGCTTGGTACTCAGTTTCAGCATCCCATACTGCAATACCATGTTGGTTGATGTGTGCAATTGCTTGGTCTTGCTTATTCTGAATGTAGTTTTCCCACTGACGCGGAGGGACTTCTACACCCCAGCCAGTTTGGTACTTAATATCACCCGGATCAAGAATGTCACCGCCAGAAGCCCACAAAAGATTAAGCTTACCGGGTTTTGAAATGTTAGCCA